AAGGCGAACGACCACTTGTTGTATTAGTGTCAGTAAACTCTAAAAATGAACCGCTTGTGGTCGTAGTAATGTTAACTGGCGTATCGCCTGAAGGTGCGCTAACAGTCAGTAATCTGGAAGTTGTGCCACTACCAACCCCGACCCGATTATTACCACCATCAACAAACAGCATATGAGTGTTTGTGTCAGACTCAACGCGGAAGTCTACGTCCCCACCGCCATCATTAAAAGTTGATGAACCTGCGTCCATATATAAATTATTAGTGCCACCGTTATATATAGTAAGATTGTTATCATTCCAACTTAAGTAAGTATCGGAGTCACCTGCATGACCTATGTCGTCTGCTACAGAGATGTTAGGTACGCTTACATCTCCACTAAACGTAGCCGCACCTGCCGCATCTATTCTTAACTTTCTTGTCGCTGTACTGTCTGTCGCACTCGTATAGAAATCTAACCCCAATGACCGTCCATATTGTCCTGTATCTAAATCTACGCCATAAACACCTGCGGTACTATTGAATGAACCTGCAACATACAAGTTTGTTCGATTATTGAAAGTTATTCCTGTCAATGCTCCTGTTTGTGCTGTTGAGCCAGACGCCCTTGATTCTAAAACTAATTCGTTTTTTTGAGTTGCAGAAGTAAGAGCAGGGAAAGCAACATCTAAAGGTGTACTAGGAGATTTATTTATTCCAACATTTCCACCAGTAGTCACACCCGCATTAAACGTAGCCGCACCTGCCGCTGACATATCAAGAGTGAGGGCTGTGATTGCTGAACCACCATCGTTACCATCAAATTTTATGTCACTATTGGAAACTGGAGAGTAAAGCTGAACAAAGCCAGATTCATTGCTGACTTTAAAAAACTCTGTTCCTGCATCTTTAAAACGAACTTGTGCACCATCAGCATCAAGAATGATGTCTCCTGCAACGTCTAGTGTTAGGTCTCCAGAACCTACATCAATCTCATTACCATCTATTGTGATGTTATCTACTACTACACCTGCGTTGGCTGTTACTACGCCACCAACCGCCAGAGTACTTGCCATATCCACAGCGCCGTCGATATCCACTACGTCTAGATTAGTCGTGCCGTCTACGTCTATGTCTCCAGAGATGTCTAGGGATGCAGCTACAACATCTGTAAACGTACCTGCCGCTGCACTAGCACCACCAATCACCACGCCATCGAGCGTTCCGCTGTTAATATCAATGCCCGTTACCGGCGTTGTGCCGTCCAACAGGTTGTCAATGTTGTCTAGGTTAGTGTTGAGTTTTGTACCCCACGTATCCGCAGACGCACCAACTTCAGGCTTCACCAATGAATAAGTTGTAGTCGTTGTATCAGCCATTTAAGCGGCCTCCCAGTAATTTTCGTTTGTAGCTTCGTTAGCCCAAGTATTTGAAGATGATGGTCTGTCTGACCAGGTATTGGTGTTCTCTTCGGTATCAGTCCATGATCCGGATGCTGTACCTGCGTTTGACCATTGATTTCCTGCAGGATCGTTATCAATCCACAGGATTGTGCCGATAACAGTGGCCGATGAGACCGTACTGATCGCGCTTGTTCCGTGTTGTATTCTGTTTGCTGTACCAGCAAGCGTTGCTAGTGCATTAATGTTTGTACTGCCGCTTAGGACGCTTAAACCTGATATCGTTGCCGATGACTGCGCGTTGATCTGGCTTTCACCATCCGCTATGCGCAAACCTAAGCTTGTTGTGCCAGATGCTGCGCTAATAGCTACGTTGCCGTTTAGTAACGCAAAGGCAGAAATTGACGCCCCAGATGCCGCGCTAATCGTTGTCGCACCAAGGCTAATCTTTTGCCCTGTAACGCTAATTCCAGATACGGATGCTGTGGTACTCTCGCCCTGATGAACGCGCTGTGCCGAGCTTACAATAGCCGATGTGGCACTTATCGCTGAGAGTGCGTCAACAACCGTAACCGCGCTTGCCGATGTGGCTGATGATGCGCTAATAGCAGATGATGCATCGACAACAGTGACTGCACTTGCCGTCGTAGTGGCACTTGAAGCAATCGTAGATGCTGCACTCTTGACGTTAACAGCAGATGCTGTAACCGCTGTGCTTGCACTGACCGCTGCAGATGCGTTCTGTACGCGTATTGCTGTTGTTTGTAGTGCAGACGTTGCCGCTATTGCAGTTGCGCCCTCGTGCAGCGTTGCTGTCGAATAGGCAGCTTGGCCGTACTTATAGACGCCGTATAACATATTAGTCTAATGTAATATCAAGATCGCCTGCAGGGATGCGAAATACATCGCCAGTAGCAATTGCTTTAGACGCGCTCAATGCGCCATAGGCCAACAGGTTACCGCTTGTTGATGCATCAAATACACCGACATGCGTTACCGTACCCCAAGACCCCGTTGCCGTTGCAAACTCCTCAACCGCACTGTTGCTTGCCGTGTTGCCTGATACGCTCATCGCCATCGCTTGGCGTGCATAACCACTACCTGACAACTCAGTACCACCCCCAGTGTCGTTAGGCGCTGAAGTGTATAATCCAAGGTATAAAGTGCTTGGCGCTGTGTAAGCGTTGCCACCAAATACGTGATCCAATATCTCTGTTTCTAAATGGTTTGTAAAACTCATCCTAATCCTCTTACGCGTAATTTTAATCCAGAGCCAGAACTGCTTGCCTCTTCTGACCGTGTGTTTAGCTGCTCAACTGCTGCAGAGTACATTGATGCCCAGACACTTGTGCGCCCATCTTCAGCTAGATAAGGCGCTGAATGTATGAGTGAACCATAAAGATAGACATCAGGAGCATAGGACAGCAACCAGTTGGTTGTTGCGCTATCGCTCAGTGCTGGGATTTTCTGGTAATACAGAACCTCTCCGGTATATGAAGCATCTGGCGTTGGATACAGTTCGTACTGCGACTCTGAGTGCGAGTAATACAACGGCGTTCCAGATGCATTCAAATCATTGCTACGCTTCTCCGCCATAGCCGACCTGCTGATTAGCCTCATATGCGTTGTTGTGCCAGAGACCAGGCTTAAGCGTATTGTTTCAACCCAATCCGATGGCCGTGTAGCGTAATGACTGTCAAAGGTTGTTGTTGCTCGGTTTTCCATCTCCCAGTGACGCACATCACGATTGATCTGTGCCTCTGCAAGTGAAACAAATGTCGGTATCACGGCTGTTAAATCAGCACGATTGAGGTAGTCAGCAATGCTTGATTTAAGATCGCTGTAAGTTGTTATTGCCATTAGATCGCCTTAAATTGGACTTAGGAATTCACTGCCCTGTCGGATAATATCTCGCAGCAGACCAGGCTCCATATAATTACCCTGTGTAGCCTCTTCAACGCCCTCTATGTCATAGAGGTCTGGGATGCGTTTTTCACTACCAGATATGTTTAATAACGCGTTTATTTGGTCAGCCGTCAAAAAGTTTAGGCCATCAACAACGGCCCTGTTTACACCTGACATAGCCTCTAGCCCAGCGTCACCTAAAGAACCTAACAAACCGTTTTTTGCATTATCCGTACTTGCATTTGCTAAAGACGGCCCAGCAACACCTAAACTACCTGCTGCCACCTTATCCTTGTTGTCATAAATGCGACGCAATAAGGAATCATCAATAATCCCTTGCGATAGCCCATGATTCATACTTAAAGCACGGATGTCTGACATGTCGTTAGCTAACACACGCCCGTTTTGCTCCATTAACACTCTCGCGTTTAGTGCATCCTTTAACGTACCGACACCCTCACCAGGCAATCCACCAATGTATGTGGGATGACCTGAATCGGCTATTAATCCAGCAGAAGTGTCTATCCTTCCAATATTTTTAAGCGTCCCTTCTTTTTCGACGTATTGGCTTGCATCGGTTGTTGCTGCTCTTGCCTCTGATATTGACAAGCCGCCCTTTACGTCACGAAAGTTCTTGTCTATGAGGTCGGCAACCTTTTTACGAGACGGCCCCTTTACCTCACGAAAGATAGCATTTGCACTTGGATCGCTTACGCTTGTCCATTGCGGTATAACACCTTTAATCTGCTTGTCTAACTTCTTGATGTTGCTCTTACTCATACCTTGACGCGCAAAATTAATCATTGTGTCAAGCGGCATCGTGGCAAAATCTATACCCGTCGGAGCCATTGTGTATGGAAGTAGTAACGGGTCAGAACCGTAGTCACTCTTAAGCTGTGCAGCCCTCTTCTGCAAAGACTTAACAACATTTGGGTCAGATGCCCAGACCTGGCCTTGACTGCTTGGATCAAACATAAAATCCCTGCCGCCACGCAGATCAACCGCATCAATATCTGCATCATGTATAGAGTTTAATAGACCCCCTGCAGCAGACCTGTCTGACTGCGTTAAGATATATGGACTACCCTCAAAATCATATAAATTAACCTCGCCTCCAGTATCCATGTTGCGAGGCGTAATCCCTGTCTGCATAGTCTCAACAGCGTTTAGTACACCCTTACGCTCGTTACCACCGCCCACGGGACTTGAAAAACGTGCATCAATTAACCGTCTTGCTCCAGAGGTTAAAGGGCCAGCCTCCGCATTGTCCGAACCTAACATGCCAGCACCTAACAGACCTAAGCCGCCAGCACCAGCCAATATGTTCTTACTGTCGCTTTTGTTTGGATTAAACGCGGCGTTTACTGAGCGTACATTCTCAGGGTCAAAGATTGACACCTCTTCGGCCACTTCCTTGCCGGTAAAACCTTGCTCTTTTAAAATATTGTTTGTTGTAGCCTTCCACTCTTGCGCGCCAAACGGCCTACCCTTTGCACTTAACATATCGCGAGAAAGACTTGATGCCGCGTCAATGTCTGCAGCCTTTGCTATCGGCCCTCTAGCATAGAGAGGTAGCACGTTAGCTGTACCTGTTGCGTTGTCTGCATAGCGCTCACCGTACTGTGGGTTTGGGGATGTGTATATCCCAGCCCCTAACTTACCCTTTGCCGAGGGCACAAACTCCTCAATATTATCAGCATCGGTGTGATGATAAAGCACGCGATCAGTATCAAACCCTTGATTGTTAGCACGTTGCATACGAGAGTAGATGTCTTCAATACCCTCTAAAATGCCTGCTATCCTGCTCATACGATACCTTTTAAATTAACCTTTAGCGGCTTACCCCATGATGCATTAGGTGGCTCATAAACCACCGCCATCATTCCAAAGGCATCTGCTGCGTGACTTGACCAATCATGATTTGGGCCTAGCCCGATGTTTCTTGCCTCGTCTCTCTTCTCGTGATACCAGGACAAGGCTTCCATTCCTGGCTTACACGCAGGCTCGTTAAAGTAGACAGAAGGTAAAATACGCCTCACAGCCTCTACCCTTGCACCTGCAGCACCTGTACCCTGATTTGGCACAACCACCGTATTGAACCCTGCATCACGTAGGGCTGACTCATAACTGACCGAGTAGACCTTATCGTGCGTTCGACCATCATGCGGTAACACAACGGTCTTAATATCCTGTACCTGATCACGTAACCAGGCAACATGCGTAGCCAGTGGCTGACCCTGTGCCTCGTAGTAACCTAATACCCTGATCTCTGACTTGTAGAACTGCACCGTCCAGATACTTGTAGCATCTGACTTAGCACCAGTACCACCAATATCAAAGTAGGCTCTTGTCTCCATTAAAGGATCGTGATGTACGTTACCGACCCGTCCCTCGCGCCTTGCCTCTTCCATCAAATGCGAGTAGTAAGCACCCTCATGGGCCGCTAGATAGCTTCCCTCCCAAATGTGATCATAGACATCAGGTCTAACCTTTTTATCGGCTATCCTTTCTGCGTCTAAAACATCTGGAAACCACGGATTGTCGCGCCAATTAAGCTCAACAATGTTTGAATTCTCTGGAGGCTCTTCTCTAAATCGTTTGTTTGTTGCAGATCGCGTTGATTCTGGATTCCATGTTACCCAAATCTCAGAGTTCTCTTCACGTACCGTTGGGATTAGCTTACGCCACGCCTCTTCTGATACCGGCTCTGCCTCATCGATCCATGCAACCAGTATCCGAGCCTTAGACTTAATACTGTCTAGATTACGCCGCAACCCTGCAAACACGTAACTAATCTTGCCATCCTTTGAGCGGATGTACTTCTCACCGACCTCATAGTAATCAGCTAACCAATCAACCGACCTAATGGCGCTCTTGATCTCCTCAAGTGAGGACTCATCCAGCGAGTTTAAATGCTCTCTAGCACACAGTATCTGACCTGCTTGGCCTGACATGCCCCACTGATAACCCTTAATCGCGGTCATCAATGCAAAGGTTCTTGTCTTACCGCTACCACGGCCTCCGTAGGCTCCTCGATAGCGAAAGCCTCCACCAAATACAGGAACTAACTTCTCGGGCAGATTAATCGTCGCTGTTTGCATCTGGCGTCACTGGCATAAGCTGTATCATTGTCGGCTTCATAGAGCCGTCTGAGCTACTGTGATCTACCGCAACCTTTGACCCTTCCTTGCGGTCTATCATCTTGTGTGCGGTGTTTACATCGCCATCATGCAGTGCGTCAATTAGGACGCTGCGTGCCAACATAAAAGGATTAGACTTTAAGACCTCTTTCCGGTCTCTAAACTCCTCGTTGTCCTCTTGATAACGGTACAGTGTTGCCTTACCAATGTTAGCGTAATTACACGCCTCTACGTCCGTACAGCCCATGCTAAATGCGTTCTCTAGTTTTGAGAGCACATCATCAGTCATTACAGTTGGTCGAGACATAGATCACCTAGCCCTGGGGTACTTTGCAGTCCCAAGGTCAGAAAATAAAAAAGGCCGCGTCAGCGACCAAAAGAAGGAGGTTAAGAAAGCGTTTACTGTACTGAAAGAAACCCTATCTTGGGAATATTTAACCATCTATTGGCTGGTAAACCTAAACATATACTAATTTTTTTTATCTTTTTTTTCTTTTGTCTTTTCTTTAGGCTTTTGACCAAATATCGCATCGTAATTTTTATTAAATGCCTCTCGATCACACGGCCTCTGCTCACTGCCCTTACTCATCCCTTAACCCTCGTTTTATCACCGTCTGTAGCGCATCGTCCTTCATCTGGTAGTCAGACACTAGCTGCTTAAATCGTGGAAGCCAGACCTTCTTTGCACGCCACCTACCTACACCCAAGATGCGTGACAGCTTGCGAACCGACATGTCTGCGTTACCACTACCACCACAGCTTGTGCATACAACAACCTTGTTAGCTATCTTAATCTCACCAGTGCCGTGACATGTCCTGCAGCGTGAGGAAGAGATCGCATAGTTCAATGCCGCTAACCCTAACCGGTTTACCACATCATCTGGCTCTGTGTCCTGCGTAGAATACCCTTGCGTGCGCGTATATTGCATTGTCAGCGCGTTTAGCTCGGTTCTTGATGAATCATCCAAGCAAAACTTACTCAGGGCATACAGGTACGTATGTCGATCTACACGGCACAAACACGATACAACGTCCCTTGCACTGATCTTGTCTTTTGCCGTTCCACGTATGACATCAGCCTGAATCTCAGGCGCACCAGGTGTTAATAACGCAAGAAGCTCACTCACAGTTAACACACATTGTTGGATTTAGCATTGCAATGTCTTCCTCTGACTTTGGCAGCTTAAGCACTCGCTCGGTCACCTCGTCTCTTAATGCGATTAGTGCGTTTCTTTTAACATCGCCCTTTGCCGTTGCCATGATGTTCCAATACTTTTGCGCCAGATCATCCCAAGAGTTATCAACACAGTCTTGGTAGTCTGCTTGAAAATCAATCATCTTCCACCTCTGCCTTGCGCTTTTTTAGCGCCTCTAAAAATCTAATTGCCGATTCAATATCCTTGTTGGTAAAGTCTTCTTTTGCCGATACAGCAACCGTCTCGGTTGTCATGCCGACCTTATAGTTTTTCATTTTTCTCGCCCTCTATCCTGTCAGGGTTAACGGTCACTCTACTGTCCTCTCCGTACTCCTCTGACAAAACTACGCAAGTCATAGAGCGCGATGATCCAAATCCCGAACTTGCGTGCCAGCTATCTGGATTTGCCAACACATTCCACACCTCAAAGACCATGCCCCCCTGCTCATGCACTTTTTTATGATGAAGGTGACCCAGCCATCCAAACCGATACTTAG